ATTACAGAAGATGGATTCAATGTTATTACCGAAGATTGGACTACAAAAGTTATACAAATAAATTACACTAACACGGACGCTACAGGCACAAGTATTATAAATTCATTTAATTTAAACCAAGAATGATAGAGCAAATTATAGCATTGTTACGCATAGATAATTTCTATGGTGTAAGTGAAAATATAGACATAGCAAAGGGAAAGTATTTATTGTCAGATTCATTTCGCGTAAACTACAAACAAGGCAAAAGAGAGTTATTATTGAAAGCAAAGCAACATGGCAGAAAAGAAAGTAATTGAACTTGAAGTAAAGACAAACACAGCATCCCTTAAAGCACAATTAAGAGAAGCACAAAATGAAGTACAAGCACTTTCTGAAAAATTTGGAGCTGCATCTAAAGAAGCTGTAAATGCTGCAAAGAAAGCTGCTGAATTAAAAGACGCAATTGGTGACGCAAAAGCACTTACTGACGCTTTTAATCCTGATGCTAAATTTAACTCTTTATCAAAATCAATTAGCGGTGTTCTTAATGGATTCCAAGCATTTGAGGGAGCACTTGCGTTAGTAGGCGTTGAGAGCGAAGACGTTCAAAAAACATTACTAAAAGTTCAAGGCGCAATGGCTTTGACCGAAGGTATAAATGGTGTACTTGAAGCAAAAGATGCGTTTAAAATATTAAAAATAGCAGCTGTTGATGCTTTAAAAGGAATTAGAACAGGAATATTAGCTACGGGTATTGGTATATTTGTAGTTGCACTAGGAACTATTGTAGCTTATTGGGATGAAATAAAAGCGTCTGTAAGCGGGGTAAGCGAAGAACAAAAGAAACTTAATGCAAATTCACAATCTAATCTTGATATTCAAAAAGCAAAGTTAACAGCTATTGGAGCTCAAGAAAATATCTTAAAATTGCAAGGAAAGTCTGAAAAATATATTTTAGATTTAAAAATTGCTCAATCAAATAAAGCTATTGAAGCAGCAGAGACTCAAATTAAAAATAATGCTACTACTGCACTGGCTCAAATTGAAGCGTCTAAAAGAAATAAAGAAATACTTTCAGGTATATTACAATATATATCGTTGCCTATATCTTTATTATTGAGAACAGTTGATAGCATAGGGAAAGCATTAGGTAAAGATTTTGGATTAAATGATAAGTTATTTGGAGGACTTGCAAATCTTGTATTTGATCCAAAAGAAACAGCAAAAGAAATTGCAGCTGTAAAGAAACAACAAACGGATGCTTTAATCGAACTTAAAAATAATAAAGCTGGCTTTGAATTAGCAATTAAAGCAATTGATAAAACGGCAGCTGAAACAGCAGCTACAAACAGAAAAACGGCATCTGATAAGATAGCAGAAGACGAAAGAAAAGAACGCGAAGCTAAATTAAAAGCACTTGAAGATTTTGCAAATGATACTGAAGCAATAGCAAAAAAAAGACGTGAGAAAGAATCTGAAGAACAAAAGAAAGCAGCAGATAATGAGTTAAAAATACAGTCAGATAAATTATTAGCACAAGCAGAATTAGATAAAAAGAATGCAGAAGATAAAAAAGCATTAGACGCACAAGCAATAGTAGACAAAAAAAGAACATCGGATGCTATATTTCAAATAACAAGACAATCATTTGATGTAATAGGAAATTTAGCTGTAGCTTTTGCAGGAAAATCGGAGAAAGAACAAAAGAAAGCCTTTGAGATTCAGAAGGCTGCTAATATTGCTGGTGCTTTAATGGATACGTGGAAGGCAGCTTCTGGTGCTTATGCATCACTTGCTAGTATTCCTGTAGTTGGTCCTGTATTGGGAGGTATTGCTGCTGGTGTTGCTACTGCTGCTGGATTAGCAAATGTTAAAAATATATCTAGTCAACAATTTGGTTCACGTGGAAATATATCTGCGCCTAATAATATGGATGGAGGTGGTCAAGCTAACCAAGTTATAACTCCTAACTTTAATATTATAGGTAATCAAAACCAAACGCAATTAGCACAATTAAATCAACCACCAATTAAAGCGTATGTTGTAGGTTCGGATGTAACTACACAACAAATGTTAGACAAGAAAAAAGTACAAAATGCAACATTATAAGTTATAATAATATGAAGAAGCTACAGAACATTGAACTAACAATTAAAGACGAGCAAGAGCAAGGAGTCTTTGCTATAAGTTTTGTTGATAGACCAGCAATTGAAGAGGATTTTATTTTGCTTTCTGAAATGGAAGTTGAAATGAAAGTAATCGACGAGAATAAACGTGAGGTTATTGGGCTTGCTTTGGTTCCTGAAAAAAAGATTTTAAGACGTATTAAAGATAAAGAATTTACAGTGTCATTTAGTGCTGAAACAATCGCTAAAACACAAGAGCTTTACATGAAGAAATTGTACGGAAATAACGTAACAGTGGACCATGCAGAAAACGTGGATGGTGTTGCTTTAATTGAGTCATGGATAGTTGAAGATAGTAAGAATGATAAATCTAATCTATATAAACTTAATGCACCTGTTGGGAGTTGGGTTGTAAAGATGAAAGTTTACAATGAAGAAGTTTACCAAGGAATTAAAGATGGTAAGTTTAACGGATTCAGTATTGAGGGTAAGTACGATGGATTAGAACAATTAGAAATGCAAGAAGACGTGCTAAATGAGATTAAAGACTTACTAGAAAAACTATGAGTTTATATCCCCATTATGTAAGATATAAAGATTCAACACATATTGAGTCTACAAACTACTTGTATTTTGACGATGGCGCAGATGAATTACGCAGAATATTAAGAAGTAAATTCAATTCATTTCTAAATTATTACGACCATTTAGGGACTAGCGTAACGACTATTACGACAACTAACTTTTATAAATTAAACACAACTACTACGTTAGGACTTTATAACGATAATTTTCAACATACAAATAATAGAATAACAAACTTAAATACTAATCGAAACTGCAAATTAGAAGCATCTGTTTCAGTTACAAGTGGAAATAATGATATACTTAATTTTGCATTTTATAAAAATGGTGCAATAATAACATCTAGTGAAATGGACGTTACTTGTTCATCAAGTGGTAAAGCATCAACAACTCACATACAAACAATAGTCAATTTAGATGTAAATGACTATGTTGAAGTATGGGTAAAAAATCAAAGTTCAAACAATGTTACTTTGGTTCATTTAAATGTAATCATAACAGAAATATAAATGGCAAAGAAAGCAACAATGGCAAACGCATCACCAAAAGGTGGCAAAAGAGGGTGTTTAGGTAAAGACGGAAAGTACTCGCCAGAGAACTGCACTGGAGAACTATACGCACAAGGATTTGGAAGTGATATCGCACAAGGTTTAGCGACTATTCAAGTTAATGGAAATGAAAGAGTTATTACTACTTCAAGAGGGTAATTTAAAACAAAGTAATTAATAATTAGTTAATAAGATATGGAAACAAGAACTATCGTAAAAAAGGTAACTAAATCACTAGATGTAAATCTTAGTTTATTAACCGATTCCGTTAAGCAAACAGAAGATTTTTATGGACCAGCTTTAGATGCTTTAAATAAACTTAACGCAATTAAATCTGAAAGTAAAAAAGTCGTATCTGATTCACTAACTAAATTAGATAGATTAGTTGGGTTTCTTGGTAAAGATGAAGCAGATTTTACTAAAAGAGTTCGCGATTTAGGTATTGATATATCTTCTATTCCACAGCCAAAACAATATGCTGATAGAATAAATAGGGCAAACTCTTTAGCTGAAAAATTAAGAGCTGAATTAAAAAGTATTTAAACAAGTAAATAAATAAATAAATGGATAAACAAGTTCCTTTACAAATGGTAAAAGATTTCTTGATTAAACTAACGGGAGTAAAAACTGAAAGTTTAGATACGAAATTAGAAGACCAAATATTAGCAGATGGTCAAACGACTATTCAAGCTGATATGTTCGAGCCAGGACAAAACGTATTTATCGTAGTTCCTGATGCCGAGCCTGTGCCACTTCCTGTTGGTGAATATGAACTAACGGATGGTAAAATCTTAGTAGTAAAAGCTGATGGAGTTATTGACTCTATCGTTGAAGCTTTGCCTGCTGAAGAAAACCCTGCAGAAGCAGAAACTGAAGTACCAGTTGAAGCTGAAAAAACACCTGAACAATCGAAAGTTAAAAAAATCGTTCGTTCACAAGTTGAAGAGCAACATTTTTCTGCATTGGAAGAAAAGATTGCAGAATTAGAAGCTAAAATTGTAGAGCTTTCTAAAGTTACTGATTCAGTTGTAGAGCTTGCAGAAGAGCCTAAACCAATTCAGTTTAACCCAGAGAATTCTCAAACAGTTGAGCATGTTGACTTAACACCTGGTAAAGCAAAAGGGATTAGAGATTCAATTTTAGAAACAATTTATAAATAAAAAATGGCTGTAATAGAAAACACATCAAACGAAGTATTGCGTGCAAGACGCACGCAAAATACAGTAACTGCTTCCACTACTTTCTACGAGGGTGATGCAGGACAAGATTTTAACATTGCTACAGATGCATTGGTAATGACTTTACCACTTATTGATTCCGATAATTTAGGTATGGAATTAGTATTTAGAAACACAGGAGCAAATGGTAATAACATTATTACTTTATCTCCAGCTTCAGCGGATGGTATTAATGGACGTATTTCTACAGCTGCTGCAGATGGTACAGCAAGTGGTACAGTAAATAAGGATTGGATTAACACAAAAGCTACTGCTAAACTAGGAGACTTTGTACGCTTACGTGCAATCGCATTAACAAAATGGTTTATCGAAGACGGACAAGGTGTTTGGGCTTCAGAAGCGTAATATTAACTAAATAAAAATAAAAAAAAATGGCTACAAGTACAAATTTGACGACTACATATGCTGGTCAAGATTCCAAAATGTGGGTAAAAGCTGCTATCTTAAGCGGTAACACATTAGCAAACGGTGGTATGACTATCATGCCTAACATCGCATACAAAGCGGTATTACATAAGTTACTGACTGACGGGCTTTTAAAGGATGCCAGCTGTGATTTCAGTGCAACTTCTACTGTTACAATTACAGAGAGATTCTTAACATTAGAGCCTTTCCAAGTTAACTTACAATTATGTAAGAAAGACCATTTACAATCTTGGCAATCTGAGGAGATGGGATTCTCTGCTAACAAAGTTTTAGCTAAATCTTTTGCTGATTACTTATTAGCTTATGTTGCTGAAAAAGTTGCTAATTCTATTGAAGTTTCAATTTGGAATGGTGCAAATGCTACTTCAGGACAAGTTGATGGTATCATGACTTTGTTAACTACTGACGCTTCTTTGCCTACTGCAAATGAAATTTCTGGTACAACCCTTTCCGCTAGTAACATTGTTGAGGAGCTTGGAAAGTTGGTGACTGCGATTCCAGCTGCAGTATATGGTACGGATGACTTGAAACTTTATGTTTCTCAAGCTGCTGCTAAATTCTATATTCGTGCATTAGGTGGTTTTTCAGTTGCTGCAACATCAAACAATGGTACTGACAACAAAGGTACACAATGGTATAACAACGGAGCTTTAACATTCGATGGTATTCCTGTATTCGTAGCAAACGGATTAACTGCAAACCAAATGTTAGCTGCTCAAACTTCTAACTTGTTTTTCGGCTGCGGACTGTTAAATGACACGAATGAAATTTCGGTTTTGGACATGAAAAATCTCGACGGCTCAGACAACGTAAGAATCATAATGCGAGCTGCTTACGCTGTAAACTATCATTCAGTTTCAGATATCGTGACTTACGGAATCACCAATTCCGCAAATTAGTAACTGGCTGAATATCAATACTACGGGAGGGGATATACTCCTCCCTTTTTTTATAACTAACTAAAACTCAAACAGATGGCATGTGATATTTCCAAAGGAAGACTCGAAGAATGCAAAGATCAGGTCGGAGGACTCAAAAGTGTGTACTTCATCAATTATCAAATAGCAAGAGCGGACATAACCTATGACGCTACAAATACAGATATGATTACAGCAATTACGAATGTAGATGTGTTGTATAAATATGAATTAAAAGGGGTAGACAATACATTCGACCAAGAAGTAATTTCTGATAGAAATGCTGGTACTACTTATTTCAGTCAAAAATTAAACATTCGTTTAAAGCATCAAGATATTGTGACTCATAAGCAAATCAAATTACTTTCCTATGGTAGGCCGCACATAATAATTCAAACCAACAATGATCAATTTTTCATTATGGGACTTGAGCAAGGTGCAGATGTTGTAGGTGGAACAATTTCTACAGGTGGCGAAATGAAATCTGCTTCAGGATATTCTTTGAATTTCGTAGCAGATGAGAAAGTACCAGCTAACTTTTTAAATGCGTCTACATCAACTGCGATGTTAGCGTTATTTACAAGTGCGACAATGGTTACTTCATAGTAATAATTTACTTTAAAATACGGGGAATATTGATTAAGTTCAGTATTCCCTTTTTTATTTAAAAACAAAATCAATAGCATTAAGTTATATATACATGATAGTATTAGAGCCTATAGCAACATCACAATTAATTACAGTGACTCAAAGGTTAACTGACCTTGGAACAATACCTAGAGCTAATAAACTACAAATTACAGATGAAGAAACAAATGTATCTAGGGTAATAACATTAACAGCTACTACAGCATACGATTACTTTGATAACATTACATTAACAATTAATCCAGCATTAAAAGAAGGACATACATATAAGGCTGTTCTATATTACAATACTATCGATAAATACACTTGGAAAGGTAAAATCTTCTGCACTGCTCAAATTACTACTTCATTAGGGTTTGAAGATGTAAGAGATTATAGTGTAAACGATGGTAAATACATAGAAAATACAACAACAAACCAATTTATATTAAATGACTAGTAACCACGTTATAGAATTATCTGCATATACATCTCCAATAGTTACGGAAGACAAGCGTAATGAATGGGTAAACTATGGAGAAGATAATAATTACTTTCAATTCTTAATCGATAGATATTCCAATAGTGCTACACATAGTGCTGTTGTGAATAATATTAGTAGATTAATATACGGAAAAGGTTTAAGTGCGTTAGATGCGTCTAAAAAGCCAAATGATTACGCTCAAATGTTGACGTTATTCACAGCGAATGACTTGCGTAGAGTGATACAAGACTTATATTTGTTAGGTCAAGGTGCGTTTCAGGTACATTATGACAAAGGACATAAGAACGTAATTAAAGTTTACCACATTCCTGTACAGTTATTAAGACCTGAAAAATGTGATGCAGACGGTAATATTGTAGGATATTACTACTCTGACAACTGGGAAGACCCAAAGAAATTTGTACCTAAAAGATTCGATGCGTTTGGTGAGGGTAAAAGTGAGATTGAAATATTAATGATACAACCTTATTCAGTAGGTACTAAGTATTTCAGTCGTGTTGACTATCAAGGTGCATTAGAATATACTGTACTAGAGGAGAAAATTAGCGAATACCTTATTAATGAGGTTGTTAACGGGTTCAGCCCCACGACTATAGTGAATTTTAATAATGGTTTACCGACTGATGAGCAGAAAGACGAAATAGCAAGAAAAACTATAAGCAAATTAACAGGATCAACAGGTAAGAAAGTAGTTGTTTCATTTAATGAAGATGAAGCTAGAAGAACTACAATTGACAGCGTACCTTTGAACGACGCGCCAGAACATTATCAATATTTGTCAGATGAGTGTAGAAGCAAGATTTTAACAGGTCATTGCGTAACTTCACCGCTTATATTTGGTATTGCTACAACCACAGGTTTTAGTGCGAATGCAGATGAATTAAAGAATAGTGTTATTTTATTTGATAACATGGTAATAAGACCAAAACAAGAAATATTATTAGAAGCATTGGATAGTATCTTAGCATTTAATGGTGTGTCTTTAAAGTTATATTTCAAGACTTTACAGCCTTTGGAATTTGTAGACTTATCAAACGCACAATCTACTGAACAAGTAAAAGAAGAAACAGGCGTTGAAATGAGTGCTGAAAAATCAGAACTTGAAATGTACTTAGATACAATTGGAGAAGATATTTCAGAAGATTGGGTTTTAGTAGATGAAAGAGATGTTGACTATGATTTAGAGGATGAATTAGATTTACAATTACAACCTAAAAAAACAATGCTATCTAAAGTATTAAACTTTGTTTCTAGTGGTGTAGCACGTCCAAATGCAAATAGCAAACAGGATAAATTAATTGATGGAATTCAATGGAAGGTAAGATACCAATATACAGGAAATGCTAATCCACAAAGAGACTTTTGTACTGTAATGATGAATACTAAAAAAGTATATCGCAAAGAAGATTTAGAAAGTATGAATTCTAAATTAGTAAATCCAGGATTTGAACATAATAACGAGCCTTATAATTTGTTCTTATTTAAGGGTGGTCCTCGATGCAAGCATTCTTTTAAAAGATTAACTTTTGCAAGTTTGGAAGGACAAAACGTGGATGTAAATAGTCCAAAAGCAAGACAAATAGGTACTAGAAAAGCAGAAATAATGGGATATAAAATTACTAATCCTTATCAAGTATCTGTACAACCAAACAATTTACCACTTAAAGGATTTCATCCTAACAATACAAATTTACCATCAGACGTTAAATAATTATGGCAGAAGCATTATTAATAGGGAAAGCAGATTTGCAAGCGTACACAGCATTAAATGCTAATGTAGATTCTGACAAAATAATACCATTTATAAAGATAGCACAGGATATTTGGCTTTTGCAATATGTAGGTACTGACTTAATGACTAAAATTAAGAATGATATAGCAGCAAGTACATTGAGTGGTAACTATGCGACGCTTGTAAATACGTATTTAAAACCAATGTTGATACATTTTACGATGGTAGAATACTTACCGTTTGCAGCTTATTCAATTTCTAATAAAGGACTATACAAACATAGTTCTGAAAATGCTGAAATTGTAAGTAAAGAAGAGGTTGATTATTTGATTGAGAAAGAAAAACGTATTGCTGAAAATTACGCGCAAAGATTTTTAGATTACATGGTTGTAAATCAATCATTATTTAACGAATATTTAACAAACGGAAGTGGTGACGTATTCCCACAACATGGCAATTATTTATCAAATTGGTATTTATGAAGAAAGAGGTATATAAACCTAAACAAAACAATATTATTAAATTGGAGTTATATCTTAAGAAGATAGAGAAAGATGGCAAACAAAAAGATAAGCGAACTAACAGCGAAGGCAGCGACATTAGAAGACACTGATTTATTAATGATTAGTGATTACAATGGCGCAACATACGA